GTCTTCTACTTGGTCTAGTAATTCATTACCAGTATTAATTTGTTCGTTAGCATATTCCCAACGAGTTACTTTTAATTTGTAAACAGGTAAGTTACCAAGTTGATAGAATGGCTCTTGGTCTTCTACGAATTGTATTTCAAAGTATGAGTTTAGTAAAGGTACAAAAACTATATCACCCTCATTAGGACGACCGCTTGCTGTTAGTGTAGCCTTACTAGCAACATGGTCTTCAAATCTTCTCTTAGATAATACAAGTGTTGTATCATCTCTGATTTCTAAACCAAACTTATTGATAATTTCATTTTCACCAGCAAATCCTTCAGTTGTTTCAAAGTACATTTCTAATAGATAAGAGTCGTCAAATCTACTTGATGTATCTTCTCCTAAAACTAAATCTCTATTGACAAGTGTACGAGGTAGATAGTAAATATCCTGTCCAAAAATCTTTAGACTTTCAATTATAATATCTTCGTGTAACCTTTTCTCAGAGTCATTACCAATACCTCTGCCGCCTTGGAAATAGTGATTTACTGCCATGATTTTCTATCCAATCATCATTGCTGGATTTAATTCAAAGGTACTTCTAATCTCTTGTTCTAACTTTTCAATGTCTTGTAAAGCCTCTGAATAAATTTGTCTTCCATTTAATGTAACTCCACCAATCATTGCTACACCATCAAACTTAGATAGGTTAGCTCCCCATTGTTTTTTAAATAATGCTGTAACATATCTTTTTAGAAATATGTCATTGAATACATCTGTATGTACTGTAGGATCCATTTTTCTGTATGCTTCTATTACGATATATTCACCTACTTGTAAATCGTGTGTCCAATCCATGTCAATATAAAGTCTATTGTCATGTTGATTAAATCTTATAGGTTTTTCACCTACTAAGATATGGTCTAGGAAGTCTAGGTGTCGTAATACAATATCATAGTTAATAACACTTGTAGATGAAAAATCATACAAGTCATTTAATCTCATTTGGTATCTTACATCAAACAAATTCATATTAGATTTGTTTGAAAATGGAAATATATTGATTACTGATATCACACTTTCAGGTACAACGATAAAGTTATTACCCTCTTTCCATGTTGTAGTGACTGAATTCTTAGTAACTGATTCCGAAGAATCTGCCGTCATTCTAGTCTTATCAGCGTCTGTGTATTGATATTTTAGATATGCTCTTTGAATACCGTCATAGTGGTACTGTGCGAAATACTGTAATGCCTCATCCAATCTATCTTCTAGTTGGTCGTCATCTGCGTTTATCTCAATGACAGGCTTACCTAACGCTCTTAAAGCATATTGTTTTAAATTTTCTCTTGTTGCTGGTATGGCCATAATTGTTTACCTTTTCTTGGTATATTTATAAGGATAATTATATCTTCGGAAAGAGATTATCTTCACAAAACAACTTAATATCTTCTTCAGGAAGACCTAGTTTCTCCATAACCCTTGGTGTATGGGGGTTTTGTTGTTGATGTTCACAATAATAATTCTGTGCTTTTATCACATCTTCTCTCTTTGCCTCGCCATCATGTACTCTAATTTTGTCAATATAGTTACGCAAATTGGACACGGCCATGGTACAAATTTGATTTAATTCGTCTTCCTCTGTAACATTGCCGGCAGCAATCATTCCTCCGCTAAAAATTGCCTTTGCCCAATCTGGTAACTCTCTCTCTTTACTTGCTTTAAAGTGTTTATTTTCTTCTATAAACCATTCTGTTAATGGGTGTTGTTTCTGTAATAAAGGACTAAAATCATGGAAGGCACCTGTCACCTTATTCTTACCTGCAATGATATCAAATCCATAAATTGGTCCACCGTTTGTTAATTCTGGAAATAAACATACATGAGCCATCCATAACTTTTTACTATCTCTCACATCAACTACATCTACATGAGCTCGTCTTATATAATTATTTTTCCATGTTCTATTAACCCAACCAAACTCATCATTGTTGAATCTATCCACGCCTGGTTCATTGTACTCAGTTAACTCTTGATTTAATACCTCAATAGTTTCTTCTTTCCATTTAATTAATCTATCCCAAATCATGTAGCTCCTTCATTTCTTTAAATAAGTTAGTTGCACTTTGAAAACAAAACTTAGCTTCAGGAAGTACAGAATGTTCATATACATTTAAGTATGTGTTGATTGTTTCTTTTACTATTCGTTTATAATCACCAACTTCTTTATGTTTAAATTTATAATATCTGTTAGGACCAGGTGTTTTTTTCATAATCATCTGACCACCTGATAAATCTCCCATATGTCTAACATATACATGAGCATACAGTTTCATTGCCTCATCTTGTATTGATTCAATATGTTCAATATACTTCTTTGTGCTTTCTGTAATCTCTGGTTTATCAATACCAAATGAATTAAAATCATATAGTATATGTTCCGTTCTAAGTAAGTTAGGTGTATCTCTAAACAAAGAATTATGTAAACCGTACTTTTCTAATACAGAATAACATTGTGCCTGATTATACAAGTATGTTGCATATATCTTATGGTCTATTTGACCTGACATTAATATCTTTACAAAGCCTTGCCTTTCGGCGTCTTTGTGATGTTTCATTGTTAATTCTTTTATATCAAGCATAATTTTCTCTATATTTATTAATCCTCTATCAATACATTTCCAGATACAGTCATCCTTAAATCATCACTTGTATAAAAAGGATATACAAGATGTTTCATTTTTGAAGGAAACATTATCATTTTATTTTCAAAACTTTTATCTACAGATATTTTGATTTCTACAATATCACCTAAATTATCTGTTAATAAAAAACTAAGTTTTGATGTAGAAGGTTCTATATCACTATTTGTAGGAAAAACCTTGTTTTCATTTTCTAAATCATAAGGTATTTTTAAAAATATTATAAAAGAATATATACCAATATGGTCATGTATAGGATTAAATTCGTGTTTTTTTTGTAAATTAACCCATAATGATTTTAAGTATAGTGGTTTTTTCATAGAAACAAATTTTAATTTGTTATAGTATTCTTTTAATATATTTTCATTTGTATGTTTTAATATAAAATTATCAATATAATCAGGCCAATTTGAGTAAGAATATTCTTTTTCTATGTGACCAGCTAAAGTGTGATTAAATTTTATGTCTGTTATGTTTTGATTTAGATAATTAATTACATTAAAAGGTATGTTATCTACGCTCAAAATTCCTACATTTGAAAAAATTGTTTTATATTTTTGCCAATTATTCATTAAAAACACCTTGGGTCAAAATTAAAAGAGAATATTACTCTCTTCTTATCCTTTAATACTTTTGGTTTTGTACTATGTTCTAAGTAACTTCTAAAAATTAATAATCTACCTTCAATTGGTTTGTATTCTACTGTAGGATATGTTAATTCATTGAAATAAGAGTTATCGCCTGCTCTATCAACATTAATTTGTAATGGATTTTTCATGTCTGGATTAGTAGGCGATTTAAAAATAGTTGGCGAATCATTTTCATCACTTATAAAATAAAATACCGTTGATATTGTATAACCTTTATGTGTATGAAAAGGTTGAGATGAATAGTTTAAATAATCAACAAGCCAACTTTCTTTACATTCGTATTCATCTGGAAACTTGTGTTCTTTAGCATATTCATTTACACAGTTAGTAACCCATTTTGTTAATCTTAAATATTTTTTGTCTTTGTGAATTTGATGATATTTAAAACCAATAAATTCATCTTCAATATTCTTAATATCATTGTTTAAAATATCCTGATAATCATATTGTATTTCATTTATAAAAGGACAATCTGCAACACCAATAACTGTAGGAAACCAATTATCAAACTTTATCATATTTTTAAATTTTCTATTTTAAATAATTCATCTATAGATTCTTCACACATACATTCCATATTAATAGATATTCTCAAACTATTATTGTCAGGCCTCAAAGGTATATGTTCAGTTTTTCCTGAAAAAATTAATAAATCAAATTCATTAGGTACAATTGCAAATTCATTTTCTTCGTATCTAAAACCTATGCCGTTTTCTTTTTTACCAGTTAATTTTAAATAAAAAACGCCATTTATAGTAGCACTATCAATATGATTATGCCATGATGTTACATGTGTTGTATTATCAAAAACATAAGCCCAACATTTTGGTATATTATGCCAAGTATTTTTTAAAGGTGTTACTTTTTTAAAAGTATCAAATATTACTTTTTCAAATTCATTATATAACAACTGAAAATTTTTTGTCATTTTTATAGGAAAACTAAAATCACCTGGAACCCTATGTTCATTAATACTATCAATCATATTTTGTTGTTCATTTTTAAAAGTATGACTTAAACTTTTTTCTATGACTATAGGTTTATCTGTCATTAATTTTATAGTCATTATATAATCTCCATATATGAATCTGAGTTTTTGTCACCTATATCACCAATGGGTATAATATTAAAGGCAATAGATTGTCTAACATCATCTGTTTTATTTTCATTTATACAATGATAAACTTCACTTGGAAATAAAATCATTTGTTTTTCTGCTGGCGTATAGGTAAATTCTTTTGAGTTGTAAATATTATATTCACTTCTTTCCAAGTTAAATCTTTCATCTTGAAATGTATCAAATGTTATACCACCCATTTGTTCATTTACATCTACATAAAATACGCCACTATACCAACAATTAGTATGATTATGAAAATGACTCTTTTCATTTTTTAATGACTTGGTGCCCCAAGATGTTGTAATTTTAAATTTATTTTTCGTTTTTAAATATTCACTATTAAAATAATTAAAATGATTTAAAATTTCTTTTTTTAAAAAGTCTAATTTTGTATTATCAAACAAGTGTTTATTTTTAGTAATTTTTGTAGTATCAACAATACCATTATTTACTTTTTCATATTCTACTTTTAATTCATCTCTAATAACATTCATTTGGTCATCATTTAAATTTAAATAAGATGAAAAGAAAACTTTTGAAAATAATGGTTGTAGTTTATAATCAATCATTTAAATACCTATTTTCAATAGCTCTTAAATTAAAATGCATAAGTCTGAATGGTTCAATTCCTAAATCAACTTGATAACCATGTGCTAAGTACGACGGAAACATAATTAAAGTACCAGGATTTGGTTTTAAGTTTAAAATATCTGTTGCGTCTGTGATATCTGCTTCATTTTTTTCGGGTAATTTCATCATTGCATGGCCAGTTCTAGGGTCTGCAAAAATAGGAAAAGATGTTTTATCACTTATTTTTAAAAAATAAAAACCAGAAATATGGTTATTACCGTGTGTATGAATATGATGATGTGCTGAACCTTTTTCAGAAAATTCTTGCACCCAACTTTCCGTATATACCAATTTATGATTTGAAATATCATAACCCATATCATCTAACAAAACTCTAGCGTTTTGAGCTACAATTGTATGAAATGTGTTAAAGTTACTATCCATATAAAGAGGTTCGCTATGATAGTGCCAACCTTTATCTTGAATATTACCTAAAAGTTTATTTCTTTCTTTAATTTTATTTTTATCTTTTAACCTTTCCTTTTCAATATATGAATCACATAAGAAATTTAATTCATCTTTTAATTCAGGCCACTCTTTAATGTAAATAGGACTTTTAAAGAAATAATTTTTATTATCTTTTGATATGTTAGCCGTCATAATCTACAAGCTCCGTTGGCGATTCCCAATAATAAAAATGTGTGATAGTAAATCTACCTTCACCTTTCTTTTCAATTGGTGTGAGAAATTTTACAGGCGATACTCTATGCAAGTAACAACTAGGAAAAAATATTGCTCTATTATGTTTTAATTTTACTTGTATATTAGACTCTGGAAAATCAAAATCACCACCTTCAAATTTTCTAGGTTCTCTAACAAACCATATTAAGTTTGTCCACATAAATGTATCGCAATGTGTGTCGTAATGGTCGTTTTCCTCATAATAGGATATTAATGTTGAATCTGTATTTGTGGAAAAAAACATTCTACTATAAGGTAAAATAGGAGAAATTAAATCTCCAAACTCTGGTGTTTTTTGTTTATACATAAAATTAGCTAAAGGTGATTTTTTGTAACCAACTTTGGTATAGTAATCAGTCATATAAAATCTGTAAGCTGTACTTAAAGGTTCTTCATTAGGACCTCTAGCTACAATAGTATCTTCAGCTCTTTGAATTTTCTGTTGATGATTGTAAAAATCTAATTCACTCCAAACTGCTTGTTCTTCTTCAGGTGTGTACCAATTATCAACAATTAAAAATTTAAAGTTGGGGTCTTTATCTACTAATTGAGGCTTCCAATGTTGTGTGATTTTTTCCATTATTCAATAATCCATTTAAATTTATCATCAGCTGTTACTGTGTCATTCAAAGAAAAACTTTTTTTGAAATTAGGTTCTATAGGATTTGATATGTGAGGTAATCCTAAAAATTGTCTACCATCATAAATGTTATCATACTTACCATCTTTTTCATTATAGTGTAAAAATACTTGTGCATGATTTAAACCCTCTAAAGGTTCTCGCCAATGTTCTATCTCACAACCTCTATATATTAACATCTCACCAGGTTTCATATTAATGGCAGTTTCTTTACCATCTTTTTGTTTAACCCACATAGGCCAATCATAATCACTATTTTTTAAATTTGAATTGTTATAACCTAAACACAATGTAGTAGATATTTCACAACTAGGTCTATCAATATGTCTTTTTAATTCTGAACCTTGAGTATATAATCTATGATAACTGTAAGTAGAAACTAAATTAACGCCTGTTAAATCTTCAACTTGTTTTAACTTTGAACTTAGAATTGTGTCAAAAATTAAATCGCCATATAAGCTGTAATCGCCAGGTGCTTGTTCGTCTTCAAATGTGCCCCATCTATTTTCATTATAACCCTCTTTACCTAAAGTTTCGTATAAAGTGGATAATCTTTGAGCAGCTAATAAAACATATGAATATAATAAAGTTGAAGTATTATTATCAATAAAATTAGTTACTTTTAAGTAATCATTTTCTTTAAAAAAATCTTGTGAACTTGTCATAATATAACCTTTCTACTATTTATATGGTTTGCCCCAGCACCACATAACCAATGAATGTCGATTGCCTTTTGTCACAGGCGTTACTTGATGATATATATGTGAGGGGAAAACTATTACACTACCCTTAGGTCTAATTTCAGTACACTCGTGGTATCTATCATTCATAACATGTGGACCTAAATCAAATTTTAAATTGCCGCCATCATAATCATTTTCATCACTTAAATTTAATGTCATACTAAGTTTTCTAATTTTACCCACCAAATTTAAATCTCTTGTATAATCTTTTGCTGGCGAGCCATCACTTTTTGTTGGCGAAATACCAGGTATAAACTTTTTAGCAACACCCATGTGGTCATTATTACCATCAGCATGCCAACCATAAAATTGATTCACGCCATATTTTGTAAACTGACAATTTTCACTTCTATCCCATTCATATTTCCAACCTGCTTTTTGATTTGCCTCTTCTATTAGTGGATGTAACAAGTCATAAATCCAAGGATTATTTAACCAACTTATTTCACTATCTCTAATATATGTTTTAGAAATATCTGTTTGAGATTTTAATTCATCAACTGTTTTATCTTCAGCTGATATATTGCCTGAATTTTCTCCACCCTTATGACTATCACCATGAGTTATAGCTACAGTGCTAATACCGTTTTTTTTGTCTTCTTCAATTTGATTTAGACCTAACTCTATAATTTTATTACAGTCTTCTTTTGTTATTGCATTTTGAAAATAATAATAGGCATAATGTAAATCCATTAATCATCACCTTTTTTAGTATTTTTTAACCCTTGTGTATATTTAAAAATTTTTTCAACTAAAGTATCTAAAACATCAACATCAATACCTATTGTAATATGTGGTACACGATAAGGTGTGCCTTTTTCATCTCTTTTTTCTGTGTAACCTTGTTGTATCATAGGTAAATTCATATCTTTTAAAATTTGATAAAATAAAGTATCTTCAACTTTTAATGTTCTTACATCATTAATATTAAATCTAACCTTTAATTCACTTTCAATCATATCATAAGAAATACCTTGATTAGACATTTCTTTAATTCTTTTTAAAGCCCAATCAACAGCCTTTGTTTCGTCAGCAGTTAATCTATCAAAATCAAAATTGGGCACATATTTACTTTTGATTTCTATTTTACCTTTATTTTTAGATATAATTTTAGCCATTATTTTCTCCTAATGATTTTTTATAATTGT